GGTTGATGCACATCCCCGGCCTGCGCATCATCCAGGTCAACACCGATGGCCTGACAGTGCGTGTGCCCCGCAGCCACAAGATGCTGGTCGATCTGGCCCGCGCTGCATGGCAGTCGCGCACCGGGTTGAACCTTGAGGAAGCCGTGTACAAGGCCATGATGGTGCGCGATGTCAACAACTACATCGGCGTGTTTGAGAACGGCAGCACCAAGCGCAAGGGTGCTTACGAGTGGGACATGGAGTGGCACCAGAACGCTGGCGGCTTGGTGATTGCCAAGGTGGCCGAGAAGGTGCTGGTCGAGGGTGCGCCTATCCGCGAAACCATCGAGCAGTGGCCCGACATCATGGACTTCATGCTGCGCACCAAGGTGCCCCGGTCGAGTCATTTGGGCATCGAGCATGACGGCGTGACATCGCAGCTTCAAAACACCACGCGCTACTACGTGGCCGAGGGTGGCGGGCAGTTGGTCAAGTACATGCCACCGCTTGCAAAGAAGCCCGAGCAGTGGCGCAAGTTTGCCGTTGAGAGTGGCTGGGGTGTGCAGCCCTGCAACGACATCAAGGACGCTGGCAAGCTGCCAGTTGATTTTAATTATTACGTTCAAGAAGTGGAGAAACTATGTCTCAGTTTGAAGTGACGATGGAAGAAGATGAAGCGTTTGACGCACTGAACAAACAGGTTGCTGGCAACCACTACAAGGACTTGCCGATCCAGCCTGTTGAGTTCATCCACGCCAACGCGATTGGCTACTTTGAGGGCAACGTGATCAAGTACGTTTCCCGCTGGCGCAAAAAGAACGGCATTGCTGATTTGGAAAAGGCCAAGCACTACATCGAGTTGCTGATCGAACTGGAGAACCGCCGTGCTGGAAAAACAGATTGAATCCAAGGTCTGCGACTACGCCAAGTCCAAGGGTGTGCTGGCGTACAAATTTACCAGCCCCGCCCGTGCCGCTGTGCCTGATCGTCTGTTCATTGGACCTGATGGACGCATGTGGTTCTGCGAGTTCAAGCGCGAGGGTCAAGTGCCCACGCCTGCGCAGTATCGAGAGCACGACAAACTGCGCCAGCAGATGGTCAACGTGTTTGTGATCGACAACGTGGCCGAGGGTAAGTTGATGGTTGACGTGATGGTGATGGGATGCTGACACCTGACCTGCTCCACGACTACCAAAAAAAGGCGGTCAACTTCCAGTCCACGCACCCCAACTCGATGCTGTGGCTGGACATGGGACTGGGCAAAACCGTGATCACACTGACCACGCTGGCCCACCTGATCCGCACCAGCTTCCTGCGCGGTGTGATCATCGTGGCCCCCATCCGGGTCATCCGACTTGTGTGGCGTCAAGAGGCTGCGAAGTGGGAACACACCAAGCACCTCAAGTTCAGCATGGTCACGGGCACCAAGGACCAGCGCACCCGCGCCCTGCTGCGCCCTGCCGATGTCTACATGATCAACTACGAGTGCCTCGGTTGGCTTGCCGAAACGCTGCAAACCTATTTCGTCAAGAAGGACCGCCCGATGCCGTTCAACGGAATCATCTGGGACGAGATCAGCAAGATGAAGAACAGCGCCACGAACCGGGTTAAGGCGTTTCGCAAGATTGCAAACCAGTTTGAGTGGACCACCGGCCTGACCGGCACTCCGGCCAGCAACGGGTACAAAGACCTGCACGGTCAATTCCTCGTGGTGGACAAGGGTGAGCGTCTGGGCACCAGCAAGACAGCGTTCCGCACTCGGTTCTACAAGAAGGTCGGACCCTACAAAGAGGTGGCCTATGAGGACACCGAGGACACCATCAAGAAGCTGATCGGGGACATCACGCTTGAGATGTCAGCCGAGGACTACAACCCGCTGCCTGACCTGATCGTCAACAACATCGAGATCGAAATGCCTGACGAGTTGCGGGCCAAGTACGACAGGCTGGAGAAAGAGTTCTTCATGGTGCTCGACAGCGGCAAGGAGATCGAGGCGTTCAACCAAGCTGCCCTGACTAACAAGTGCTTGCAGTTCTCCAACGGGGCCATGTACCCCATCGCCGGGATGCCCCTGTGGGAGCCGGTGCACGACATGAAGCTGGACGCGCTGGAGGACATCATCGACGAGGCCCAAGGGTCGCCTATCCTGTGCGCCTATGCGTACCGGTCAGACGCTGCCAGGATCATGGAAAAGTTCAAGGCGCTACGGCCCATCAACCTGACCGAGTGCAAGACCGAGGCATCGCTGACCAACGCCATGCACCGGTGGAAGACTGGCGACTGCGCTCTGATGATCGGTCACCCGGCCAGCATGGGTCACGGCATTGACGGCTTGCAGAATAACGGCCACATCCTCGTGTGGTATGGCCTCAACTGGTCGCTGGACCTGTACGAGCAGTTCAACGCCCGTGTGCGCCGTCAGGGCCAAGGGGCACCCGTCATGTGCCACCGCATCTTGATGCAAGACACATTGGACCAAGCACAAGCAATGGCGCTTGACCAAAAAGCAACAACTCAGGCTGGATTGCGTAACGCTGTAAAACAATACCGCATATCTAAAAATGTGTGATACACTTGTGGCACATCAACCAAAGGAGTAACCGTAATGATCCGACAAACCATTGAGTGGGTGAAAAGCGCCTACACCACCCCGACTGCTGAAGCACTGGCGCTGCGTGAACTGGAGGACAGCAAGCGCAGGCTGCTAGAGGCCCAGACAGGGCGCGAATACGCCGACAGCATGTGCAAGTACCGCGAGGCCCAGATCAAGCGCCTGACGGCCTATTTGCACAAGGCCACTGAGGAGCAGTCATGAATAAAAACGAAGCATTGGACTTGGCGCTGGAGGCGTTGGAAGAATTGGCCGCACGGACTGGCGCACGATGGGCGCTTGAGCAAAACTATGCGGGTCATTTGGAAGCCATCACTGCCATCAAGCAAGCCCTTGCAGCACCTGTGCAGGAGCCTGTGTGCCCTGCTTGTGAAAGCATTGAGTGGGAGGGGCAACCTTGCCAGATATGCCAGCCAACACCCGCACAGCCAGCACCTGTGCAGGAGCCTGTGGGGTACGTTGCTGAAAATGGCGTAGTTGATTGGAATGTTTGTGCGCCCCCTATATTGACAGACCTCTACACCACCCCACCCGCACAGCCAGAGAAAGGGAACACGCCATGAGCATCGAACAGCAAAACCGCGAAGCCTTCGCCGCCTTCGCCGCCTTCGTCCACCTATGGGAGGAAAGCCGTCAGCGTCATTCGGCGAAGCCAGCACCTGTGCAGAAAAAGTTGAACGGCTGGTGGGCACATACAAACCCAGAGACGGGTTTGGTTGACGTTGTGAATTATCAACTGACGCAAGCCGACAAAGCACATGGCTGGCTTGAGCAGGAAATCTACACCACCCCGCCAGCACAGCCAGCCGTGCCTGATGCGTTTGGAACTCGTGAGGGTGAGCATCCCCAATACATCCAAGGCTGGAACGATTGCAGAGCAGAGATGTTGAGAGGAATGAAATGAAAACCACGATAGACATGGCCCGTGAAGCTGGCTGGACAAGCTATGACTCGCAAGATGAGCGATTTAAAGCCTTTGAAGCCCTTGTCCGTGCTGATGAGCGTGAGGCGTGTGCAAAGGAGGCCGACAAGTGGAGTAAGCGTGACGATGACGTTGGTGCATTTATTGGCAAATCTATCCGAGCAAGGGGAAACACATGACAGCCAAACTCTACCGCATCCCCGTGGTCACACTGGCACTGACAGAGGCCCAAGTCGCAGCAATCACAGAGCCTGCGCTTGCGGGCCTGCGCAAAGAGCATGAGCGCATCTTAAAGCGTGAGGCTAGGAAGCTGGACAAGGCGCTCGCAGCGGCCAAGGAAGCTGCTGCTGATTACCAACGCACCCGTACCTTGGCACTCAAAGCCCAGGGCGAGATAAGAGAACTGAAACACAAACTGAGGGAATACCAATGAAAACCTGCTGCGATGAATACTGTGCAAACTACGGATGCAACCAAGGCCGCAACTGCCCGGTGCGTGTGGCTAAGTACAAACCCGTGATGCTGGCCGCTGACCCGCTGCCGCCAAACATCTGGCGTCAGCAGCTTCGATACTTGGCCGAGTGGGTGCTAATGGGCATTGTCGGCGTGCTGTGGCTGACCTTCTTGGCGACCTGCGTGTACTTTTACGCAAACTGACGGGTGCCAGCCTTGTCGATGATAAGCGCCTGCTTGCGGGGGCTGGTGTTCACGCTGTTGGAAATGCTGATGTGTGTCCAGCGGTCGAACTCGCGGATGACCTGATCGTAGCTGATACCACTGGCGATGACCTTGCGCACCACTTCGTCTGGGGTCATACCGGGCACACGGATGTCAGCAGCGCATCCAATGCGGTGCTGGCTGGTGTCCTTGCTGCCCACGGCATCGTTGACCTT